CACATAATCCACACATTGTAAAACGTTATCTAAAAATTGTTGATTGTTGGTGTGTTCAAAGTTAGGTTTTTTAGGAACACTTGCCTCTGCTTGTGATATAACTTGATTTTTATATTCAAAAAATGTAAGTGTAAAAAAGATAGCAATAGTAACCACCATCAACGTTCTAATTACAGTTTTAAATGTTTTCATTTAACCCTCGCTATATATTCATAAGCTTGAATAGGACTCTCGTCTTTATCATCATAGACATAATCTAACTTCTTTTGAAAGAAATCTAATTTGTTTGTAAATTGCCTAATGTTATCAAATATTTTTTGTGCTTGTTTTTCTGTATAGTTATTATGAATATCTTTTACCCAATTACCCTCATAATATACTTTACTTACACCTGATAAATTACTTGGTTTAGCAAGTTCTCTTACTTGTATTACTGCTTCACCAATTCTAGCCTTTAAATAAGGGTCTAGTTCTTTTACTTGTCTTCTCGCCATCATTTCTCTCCATATTATAAATCAAGGCCAATTTTATTTAACTTTGGTCTAAAACTATAGAAAACCTTATTATGATTTCCTGTATCACCTATATTAGCCATTTGATATAGATGGACCATTTCGTGTCCTAACGTTTCCACAAAATCTCTCTTATCTCGGTATTCTGGTAACATTTCTAACCAGTATTGTTTTGTACCTTTTCTTTTCCACTCCCAACACACCACTTGTCCCCAAGTATGAGTACATGATTTTTTATCTCTATAAATTTTTTTTATTAGAATTTCGTTAAATGGAGATAATAGATCATTAAAAACTGATTTATTAATAATAGTAAAATACTTTTTAATATCTTTATAGGTAGTTTTATACCTTTTACGAATAGACAAATCTCTTTTGAGAATTTTCTTAACTTTCATACTATTATTTTTCGTTACCTTTGCCATTACACTCTTTATCCTCTATTTGACTACCTTTTAATAATGAACATTTATATTCACTATCTGCTTTTAATCTCATTTCAGCTAATATGCCATCAAGTATGGCAGGTAAATAAGCTTGTATAATCTGTATTGACTCTAAAGCAAATTGATGTCCTAGTTTTGACATTTCGTACTCTAATAACTTTTGAGTATCTACATCAATACCATTAACTTTAGATTGTATAATATGACCAATAACAGCTTTATTATAATCATTAGCCATCGCCGAGTTCATAAAACTCGTTAGACTAAACCATAATGTTGCCATTATAATTGTTAATGTAATCAAGTATTTTTTCATAGTATATTCTCCTTATATTTATTGGTATAGAATACACTACTTTAGACTAAAAGTCAAGCGCTATTTTTCGTTGGGAGGTAAGGGTTTTGGCATGGCCGGAAGAGCTCCGACCATGTGATTCGTTAGAATTATTTGGTATTTTTCATAAAGTCATCATTCCAATTAAAAGTTTCCTTTATTAATTGTTCAGTTAGACCTTTATAAACTTTGTTTAGTTTTTTGTCTTTTACATTTATTAAAACTTCAGCTTCCGTTTTATGTAAGCCTTCTAACATCTGTATAAACAAGGTTTCTTTTCTTGTTTTACTAATTGTGTTGTCGCCACCCTCTATAAACAAATACAATTTTCTTGTTTCATTTCTTAATAAAGTGTGTTCAGTTCCTTCAGGTGCCTCATTAGCTATGTAAGGCGGTATTCCTTCTGGAAGTATCCACTTAATTTTAGGGTCAAAGGCAGCCTTTAAAAGTTGTCTAATGTAAGGTGTATCGTACCTTTTTAAGACCTCTATCTTTTTAGGTTTGTCTTTGGCGTTATTAATTTTAGTAAAAATTTCATGTACAGTTTCGCCTCTAGCACCTGAAGTGCTTGACATAGCTGACATAGCTTTTCTACTAATTAAGTTTGGGTTTTGTGTTGGTTCTGCCATAATTTACTCCATATATATGTTATCAGAAATCACTAATATTCTCAATCATTGACTTCAATTTATTTTCTATAAAGTAAGGTAACAGTAGCGACCTGTCTGGTACTTTATAGCTTCTAAATGTATTTATAATGTTATTTTCTATCGTTAACGGTATTTGAGATAGATCAATTAACTTCTTATTTCTATTAAAGTTCTTTTTGGTTTCTGACCCTAATGGTATATTATCAACATTTGACCACTCTTCCAATCTTTGTTTTGTAATGGGTTTTTGTCTTTCACCTGTTACAAACACATCATCTGGACTTAATATGTTTGGTACACCATCTGATCTATCACCTTTAATAATTTGTTCTCTTAAAAATTTAATAGGGTCTAGTTGTTCGCCAATGTAGGCCTTTAAAAACGGTGACCATTGGTACACATCACCATAATGTTGTAATTGTATAAAGTCTTTGTCACCTGAAATAATTAAATACTTGTCTTCTTCTCTTAACTTACAAAGTATTGCTATAATATCATCTGCTTCAGCGTTTTCAACATACATTACCACATAAGGAAAACTTTTAGCTATCTCATTTTTAATTTCTGTAATTATTTTAAATATATTATCCCAATCAAACGGTCCGTCTAATCTACTTTGTTTTCTACTGTACTTGTAATTAGGAAAAAAATCTCTACGCCAAGGATCACCAGCGTCTGAGCATAACACCATTGTACCATATTCTTCTTTAAACTTTACATTAAAACCTCTTAAAGAATTTAAGACCATATGTCTAATCATTTCTTTATTTGGTTTTACATCACCCTTACCTCTTACTTGAGCCATAAGGTTAGATATTAAAACTTGGTTTAGATCAACTAATATCATTTAGAATACTCATCTGTTACATCTGTTACTGTTAATTTACCTGTAAAGTTCTTCCAATGGTCTTCGGGGTCACCAAAGTTTTCTTCAATATAATCGTGGCCTTCTTCTTCCCATTTTTCTTCTAGTTCTTCTACAGTAATACCTTTGACTTCCGTAAAGTATAGAGAGCATTGGTCATCTACATCACCGTCTTCATAGACACTATTAGCGCCTGTATCAATATCAAAATCTTCATTATCATCATCAGCTGTTACCCAATCTTCAATAGGTTGGTCTTTTTCTGTATCAAGTCTAATTACACACCAACCCCAACGATACATTTCTTCCATAACAAATGAAATTTTGCCGTCTTCACTTTTGTAAAGTGTATTTTCATATACACTCTTTTTTTGTTGTGTTTCAATCTTATAATATTTAATCATATTCTCTAATCCTTAATAATATGTATAACACTAATATAGTGACCGGTATGCCTAAAAAAAATAATCCTAACATAACAAAAAAGGCAGGCGCCGAAGCGCCTACCCTCAATTTTGGTAAGATTATGCTCTTGCGTAACCTTGTGTACCGAATAAAGCAGTTTGACCAGCTGCGATAACAGCTTTTGATGGTGTTCCTACTCTGTAAGATACTCCAGCAGATGTTCTATTTTCATAAATCATCATACCTTCATTTCTTAATTTACCCACCATTTGTGCTGGTGATTTAAGGTCAAATGTGTTTCTTAGTGATTTCCAAGTTACAGTATTGCCTTTTGAAAAAAGGTTTCTTACTTTTTCAGTTTTTGATAGTTTAGCTTTTGCCATTGTATTTGTCTCCTTCGACTTTTTATTAAAAAAATTAAACATAATTGTTCAACTCTCCTTTCATATTTGAGTTTAATGTACTCCTACAATTGCCAAGCAAAGCGTACTTTAGTAGTTCGATTGGCGAATTCTTATTTGTCATTATTTGGTTCAAAGTCAGGTGTAAAATGTATATCTGCCATATCAGCTAAATCTCTAACTTCGTCCTCTATGTCTTTTGAAAATGGTTTATGTGGTTTATGTTTTACATCTAACACTTTAGAATAATCTAGTCTAGCAGATTTACTTTTACCACTTGTGTTTAATGTAACCAATTTGTCTGTTAATTTCTGTGCTGGATGTGGTTTGTTAAAGTCACGGTAAACCAGACCTCTAATTGTGTCTATTACAAGTGCCAAGTCTGCCGTAAATGCCAGTTGATTAGTTTTAATACCCATAGTTACAAACTTATCTAATAATTGATATGCAATATCATCAACATTTCCTTCTACAAATTCTTTAGTCTGTTCTTCGACTAAACGAGCATGTTCTTTCGGGTCAACTGGATGCTTAACTGTTTCTTTATTAGCAATTTTGTCCGTAGGAAATAAAATAACATTATCACTCACTAATGACTTCTCCCTTGAAGTTTACTTTACCTTTATCGGCATAGTATTCAATTAATTGATTATAACCACCAATTAACACACCATCAATTTTAATTTGAGGCATTGTTCTTACTTGTTTGCCTACCGCTTCAAATAATTCTTCTGGTGTTTTAAAATCTTTACCAAACATTTTTTCTTCATATGGTAAATTTAGTTTATCCATTAATCCTTTTGCTTTTGTACAATAAACGCAATTTGGTTTACTATAAATTTGTATTTTCATTTTCGCTCATTAACTCGTTAAATGCATTATTAGCTTTTTCTTTTAGGTTGTAAGCGTCAACAGCCTGTTCAATATTATAATTGTACATTTT